CTAAGAACAGCGTGTCATTGTTTAGAAGAACAATGCGCTGCCCGGTCGCAACCTTGATGCCCTCGTTGGTGGCCTTTGCATAACCAAGCGGCTTGTCATCCCAGATAACTTTGAAGTGACTGGAAAACCCAATTGCATCAAACTGATTCTTGAGAGATTGCAAGTACCAAAATGTATTGTCAGTGCATCCGTTGGCAGAGATGACCAACTCAACATCAGTCAAATCAGTCCATTTGAAGATGGAGTCAATGCACGGCTTGAGGTACTTGTCGCAGTTGTTGTACGTCGGGATGACGATGCTATATCTCATTAAAACGCGCCTCCTGAAACGCCGCCCGTTATGGCGTTTGTCGTTCCATTGTAGGTCAAGCCGCTATTGACAAACACAGATTGCGAGCCTGTTGTACCTGTAACAAATGCTAAGTACGCCGTCGTCGCGGTGCTGGTGGAAACAGTGACCGTTGTGGGAGTTGCTCCAGAAAATCCGCTAACGCCCGAAAAGCCGGATCTGCCTGAAAATCCGGAAATACCCGAGAAACCGGAAATACCCGAGAAGCCAGAGAGACCAGAACCTGAGAACCCGCTGACGCCACTGCCTGAAAAGCCGGATATGCCCGAAAAACCCGACCTGCCAGAAAAACCAGAAAAACCGCTAATTCCAGAAAAACCACTAATGCCAGATCCAGAAAAGCCACTAATTCCAGAAAAGCCTGAGATGCCAGAAAAGCCGCTTGTGCCTGAAAAACCAGAAATTCCAGAGAACCCTGAAGTTCCGGAAAACCCTGAAATCCCAGATGCACCAGAAAATCCAGAAATGCCACTTCCAGAAAATCCCGACCTGCCGGAAAAACCAGATATACCAGAAAACCCTGAAATACCGGAAAATCCAGAAGTGCCTGAAAAACCAGATATTCCAGAGCCTGAGAATCCAGAGATACCAGAAAAGCCGGAAATGCCGGAAAAACCGCTTATCCCTGATCCAGAGAATCCACTGATTCCTGAAAATCCACTAAACCCAGAAATTCCAGAAAACCCAGAAATTCCTGAAAAGCCCGAAATGCCAGAGAAGCCAGAAAATCCACTGATCCCTGAACCAGAAAAACCGGATCGCCCTGAAAACCCCGAAAAACCGGAGATGCCAGAAAAACCAGAAATTCCTGAGAACCCGGAAATCCCAGATGCACCCGAAAAACCAGATATGCCAGAACCGCTAAAGCCAGATCTACCTGAGAAACCAGAAGTGCCCGAGAATCCCGAAATGCCCGAGAAGCCAGATGTTCCAGAAAAACCAGAGATTCCGCTGAATCCAGAGGTGCCCGAAAAGCCACTTACTCCTGAACCCGAAAACCCAGAAATTCCTGAAAAACCAGATATTCCAGAAAATCCTGAAAAACCAGAAATGCCGGATCCTGAAAAACCACTTATCCCGCTACCAGAAAAACCGGATATCCCCGAAAAACCGCTAAATCCACTTATGCCAGAACCAGAAAAACCAGATATACCAGAGAACCCAGAAATTCCTGAAAATCCGGAAATTCCAGATAACCCTGATGCACCAGAAAATCCCGATGTGCCAGAAAATCCTGAAATTCCTGATCCAGAAAAGCCAGAAGTTCCAGAAAAGCCACTAGTGCCTGAAAAGCCAGAAGCTCCAGAAAGCCCAGAAGCTCCAGAAAAACCAGAAACCCCGCTAAAACCAGAAGCGCCTGAGAAACCACTAAGACCCAAAGCGCCCGAAAAGCCGCTTATCCCGCTTCCTGAAAAGCCAGACTGTCCTGAAGAGCCAGAAAATCCTGAAAATCCCGATACGCCAGAAAAGCCTGAAACGCCAGAAAAACCAGAGACTCCTGAAAAACCAGACTCCCCTGAGAAGCCTGAGGTTCCAGCACCAGAAAATCCAGAAAGACCTGAAAAACCAGACAGCCCGGAAAAGCCAGAAATTCCGCTAAATCCAGAGAAACCAGATTCTCCAGAAAAGCCACTTGTTCCAGCACCAGAAAATCCGCTGAAACCGCTTATCCCCGATCCCGAAAAGCCTGATAAACCAGAAAATCCAGACAGACCAGAAAATCCAGACAGCCCGGAAAATCCTGATTGACCAGAAAATCCTGATTGACCACTGTATCCAGAAAGACCCAATCCCGAAAAACCAGAATATCCAGAAAATCCAGAAATACCAGAGGCACCAAGGGCGTTAGACCATTGCCCGCTGGCGTAGCCTTCGTATTGATTCGTGTCTGTGTTGAAGCGAATCTGACCATCAACCCCGGTAGGGCGCTCTGCCGTGGTTCCCTTGGGCAAAGTAACCGCTGCAACACCGGGCAAAATTGGATTGAGCGCAAGACTGATTGTTGGGTTGCCGCCAGCGCCATTACCGTTGGCCACACTGATCTGATTTGCGGTTCCGGCGATCAGCACCCCGCCTGCTGTGGCCCCGTTCTGAAAGGCCAAAAGGCCAGTTCCACCGACCTGGGCAATGGCCGAAATCAGGCCATTCAGAGAGATCGTCGGGTTTCCCGAAACACCGGAGCCGTCTGAAATGGCAAGCCCGGTGCCAGAAACCGCCACAGAACGGGCAGAAACGGCCCCAGAGCCGGTTTTGACAATGATCCCTGTACCAGCACCCTCCAAGGCCCCAGAGGTGCCATTGAGCGTGATTTGGAGGGTCGAGAGCGCACCCCCGTCGAGCAGGCCGATGCCAGTGCCACCGGCAAGCGCCCGACTGTTGATCAGGGTCGGCTCCTGATTGAGCGTCAGGAACGTCTGCGTCTGAACCGGAGAGCCGGCCAGGGCGGCTGCGGTCGTGCGCAGGGTTTGTCCGTTTTGAACAATCGGGACAAGCTCGCTGCCCTGAATCGGGCCGGCCGCAGGCAGTTGGGTGATGGTAATGTTTGGCATATCAGGGCTGGATCTCCAAACCGTCAAGGTTGCCGTTGTTCTCCGGCGTGTCGATGTTTTGCTCGGGAGACAACACCGCACCGCCGTAAGGCTCACCAGCACTCAAATTGTTGGGGTCAAGCGCAACCGAAACGTCTGGCCTTGGAAACCGAATCGTTATCCTTTCGGTTTTGCGAGCAGGCAGGCGGTAGGGGTCGAAGTTGTCTGCGCAGCCCTGGTCGCAGACTTGCAGGCCAGGAAAGTTGGGGTCGCTGCGCATCACCGCGTGCGGGCGCTTGCATTTACAACGGTCGCATACTGCGATTGCGATGTCAGAGTAGCCGAGGGTGTCGAGGAAGATCGGCATGGATCAACCAATCATCAGCGTGTGTAAACTGAAATGTTAGGGGCGAAATACACGGGACTTTTGTCTCTCTCTTCGGCCTCTGCGAGTCCCAAGTACTTGTCGGCCTGCCCCTCAAGGTACTGGATGCGGGCCACATCGACCCCAGGCAACTCCAGGCTCATCCGGTGGGCCAGCATGAAGACGACTGCCTCAAACCACCGCTGCGGCACTTCCAGCTCGCCATAGAGGTCGCCAACGTCCATGATCTGCCGCGAGTACCAGACCGTCATCTGCACGAACGGATCAGACGGCACCGGCCACAGGTAGATCTCCGACTGCGGGATCGTCCGGTTGAACCAGTACTGGAAGGGCTGGTTGGCCGTGAAGTTCTTGTTGGGCAGGTTGGTGTAGTCGTCCCGGTTCAGGCGGGCCATCGTGATTTCGGTCGAGTTGTTGCCGAAATAAAGCTCACGCAGCACCAAAGTGTTGCCACCGGTCTCTCGGATGCGGTAATACTGCACCGTCTGACCGGCCTCGATGTCGTACCAAAGCCACTCGTTGTTGACCCAGGCAGTCACCCCAGGCGCAAGCAGAGTGCTCCAAGTGATCCCGTCAACCGAATACTCAAAAACCGCGTTGAAGGAGCCAGAAACGCCCGGCAAAACGCCGATGGAGCCCACATACACTGGGTTGCTGGTGCCGTAATCTACCGAGATGTTGCCGTTGGCCGATGTCTGAGTGCAAGACGTGTCGATGTTGCTGTCAAAAGCGTTCCCGACAATGCCGCCGGCACTTGAGGCATACCCTCCGGTGCTGTTCGGGGTCGGCCGGTTCATCCTGCGATACAGCGCCTGGAGAACGTCATTGCCGCCCAGGGAAAGCTTATAGACGTAGTTGTTGGCCTGGAGACCGTAGACCTTCTTGTCGATGGCCCAATACTGGATGCCGATGTTGATCAGGTTCGACAGCAGGAAGTACAGCGACTCCCTGGCGCTCAAAAGCTGCTCGGAGGTCAGTTCCTCTGCCAATTTCCCGCAGCGACGCGCCCCGTGATCGATCAGGGTCTGGACTTGGATGACAGTTGTGCCGACAGTTCCCGAGTAGGCCATATCAGCACTTCCATCTGTTTAAGGCCGCCGCCTTGCGTGTTGGCTTGCCCTTTTCGTCTTTCATCGGCCCAGGCATGCCCGACATCCTGGCGCAAAATGAATCCTTGCGTGCGCCGCCTTGAGGCTGTGGCGCCTTCAGGTTGCTCCCCGTTGCCGCATTGTATTTCGCCCGGCCCTTGGCCGTCAGGCCAGCACCCTTCTCAACAGGCAACTTTTCACCGCGACCGACAGCAAGAGACACCCCGCCGCTCTTCATTTTTTTCTCAGAAAACATCTTCTCAACCATGCCCAGACGTTGAGGCTTAGTCGTGACATCGTTGACGATTTTCAATCGCTCAGATTTGCTTTTGGACGGCTCATAAAAACCAGCCTTTTTCAAGGATTGAGCTACGCCGCCATCTTTCATGCGCTCCGGCAGGCTGCCGTAGTCCTTCTTGCCCTTGTTGGCCTGGGTGTACTCAGCCGCCACCTTGGGGGCGATGCCGACCTTCTTGGCGAAATTGGGGCTGTGCTCTGCCGCCTTCATTAAGCGGAACTGGGCTTGAGACTTTGCAGGCATCACGCCACCTGCATCATGGTTGCGATGATCGACGGGATGGCCGGATAAGCCGGTGAAACGCTGGCCGGCAAGTGCTCAATGGTCACTGCCAGGGCAGTGGGAATCCAGACGATCTGCACATAGTCGTTGGCGCTCAAATTCAGCAAAAACGTCAAGGAGGCGACCTGATAACCAAAAATGCTGGCGCTCTTTCGCGCCGGCACCGTGTACTGGGTCGCGGAGTTTGGAAGATCGACGCCGTTGATGCGCAGCCACACGGCGCCATCTTCCTGCGCGTTGCTCGTGTTCTTGAACTGAATGCTGAACTGGAGGTTGTAAACGCCCGTGCTCGGCACGGTGATCCGACTCGCGCTGACCAGTGTGACGTCACCAACAACGTCGATTGTGTCGAACGTCACCACGGTGCCAGAAGAGATGCTACCCGTCTGATCTGTTGCATCACTGAATCCGCCATAAGCATTGTCAAATGCACGAAGGGAATCAAGCGTTGCCTTGACGTTTGCGCCAGACTGCACCAGCGGCAAAAGCTCGGCCCCGGTCAGGGTGGTCGCATTCGGCATTGCCGAGATTTTCTGATCAGCCATTACGATTTCTCCAGAATGATCTTGCTGTTGTCTTCCTGCAAGACGTAGCCAGGGTCTGTTTCGTCAGCGATGTAAAAGGTGGTCGATGGGGCGACCCCGTAGAGATCAACAACCCCATCATCACCGACATCCTCTCCAATGCCGGCGCCAACGGCGTTGACGGCACTGGTCTGCCCAGCAAAGCCGTCCGTGGTGTTGGCCTGATTGGCGACCCCGGTGTAACCAACGTATGGCATCAGATGCCCGCTTGGATCAGTTCCATCGTCGCAGTGCCGGTGCCAGAGTTGACGAGCAACTTGATGCCGGTGACGGGGAAGGCGTAATTGCCATCCTGATTGGTCGTTTCACCCGTAATCGTCGGGTGAGAGAACCAAGTTGTGAACCCCACAGCGGGGTCATCAAAGGTGTGCTGCACCGTGTAATCCACCGTGCCAGTCACAGATACCCCAAAGCCCACGTTGAATGGGCTGATGTTCGTATTCATCACCAGAGCGGGACTCGAGCCAACTCCGGTCTTCGATACCGTCTGAACTTTCATTTTCTTCCCCAATCAAAAGCGGGGGCCGAAGCCCCCACCTTGTTTCAGCACGTTGCCAAACCGCCTCGCTTCTTGGAAGGCTCCACCGTGACAGATTTCTCCGTCTTGGTGACGCTGCCAGGAGCCTTATCGTCCGATATGCCCAGCATGCTTTTGGCACCCCGGAACAGTCTGCGAGGAATCGAACGGATGGCCTTGGCCATGTCCATCTCTTCCTTGCTCGGACCAATCGCGGCGTCGTAAGCACCCTTGGACAGATCAACCTTGCCACCCTCGTTCATCTTCTTGCCGTACTTGCTGTAGACCTCGTTGGAGTACGCCTTGGCCTGTTTCATGGCCGTGGCGTTCTCGCTCTTGAAGTTCTTCTGCAATCGGCCTTCAGCAGCAGTGACACTGCCGCCTTTCTTGAAGGTGCCAGAGAGTTGGTTGATACTCACGGGAGTCGATGGGGTCTTGCGACCCTGGGGCATCGCTACGGGACGGCCGGTGTCAACAAGCCCCCCCGTAGCGTAGGCTTTTTTTGCGGCACCACCTTTGCGGTAGCCGCCGCCGTTTGCCTTCGCCACGCCACCAGTAGCATACCCACCGCCGTTGCCCAATTTCACTTCACCGGTTTTGGCCGGCGAGTGATCGGTCTTGGCTGTGTGCATCATGGTGTCACGGTAAGCGCCGCCTTGGTTCTCGGTGTTGATGATGCCGCTCTTGGGAACGCCAGCCATCTTGACCATGCCGCCCTTCTTGTAGCCACCCTGACCGTCAACCACGCCGCCCGTAGCGCAAGCCATGCCGCCCGTTTTCAAGCCCTTGTGGGCCTTCGACGCAGGCTTGTCCTTGTGGGACTGCATCTCGGACTTCAGGCCCTTGATGGCCTTCATCTCGGCTTTGTGCGTGGACTTGGACTCACCGCCCTCCTTCATCATGCGACCAGCCATACCGACCGGAGCCGCAGGAGCAGCGCCAGCAGGCATGGCCATCATCGCACGACGACGAGCGGCCATAGAGGGCTTCATTGGCGTGCGGGCAGGCATCATTCCGCCGCGAGCAGGCATCGCAGGAGCGGGCATGCCGCCCATCTGCATCTTCTTCTCTACCTTACCGCCTTTTTTGAGCTTCAGTTCAACCGAAGGCTCAGTGGTCATCATTTTGACCATTGGTTTAAATTGACCCATGATTAACGCTCCTTCGCAACAAAGACGTAATCCACAGTCATTGTCTTTGCAACGGCTTCACCATTTTGAAGAGCGATTGAC